TTAACGTCTGTTACTCCAACATTATCTTCGGATACTGCTGTTTGTGACTTTGCTGATATATCATTTACAAGTGCAACTATTTCAGCACAAGCTGCTGTTATTTATAATAGTTCAACTGTATCTGGTTTAACTACAAACGCATCTGTTTGCGTGCTTGACTTTGGTGCGGTTAAATCTTCAACTTCAGGAACATTTACTATTACGTTCCCTGCTGCTGAAGCAACTGCTGCAATTTTAAGAATAGCATAGGAGATAATTTATGGCCTCTATCCAAGGATGGGGCCGACAAACTTGGAGCAGTGGTGCCTGGAACGAACAAGCACCTGTTTCTGTTACAGGTAATGGCCTCACGTCATCTCTCGGTACTGAGACAGTTGCGACTGATCAGATCATATCTGTAACTGGTATTGGCTTAACTTCTTCGTTAGGCACTGCTACTGGTACAGGTATCGCTGAAGTTAATCCAACTGGCACTGCTCTTACTGCTTCTTTAGGCACTGAGACAGTTGCAACCGATCAAAATATTTCTGTCACAGGTATTGCTCTCACTTCCTCTATAGGAGATGAGTCAAGCTCAGTTACAAAAACAACTGGTTGGAACCGTGACACAGATATTAATACAGGTGGTTCTATTGGATGGGGCGATCAACAATGGGGTGCTACAGGTCTTTCTCAAGCACTTACAGGACAAGCACTTACAACTTCTTTAGGAACAGAAACAGTTTCCACTGATCAAAACATATCGGTCACTGGAGTTTCAACCACATCATCAATAGGGACTTTCTCTATAACAGGTGATTCGCAAGTTACTGTTGTTGCAGCTAGTGAACCTGAAATGGATATATCAGTAGGAACAGCAGAAGCTGATCCAGAATTTGTTGTATTCCCTTCTGGTAATGCACTGACTTCGGCGTTGGGCACTGTTGAAACATCAATATTTGTTACTGGTATCGGAATGACAGCCTCTTTGGGAGATGAAACGCAAGAAACAAGTTATGAAGCACCAAGTGTTTCTGCTACATCTAGCACAGGATCTGTAAATATTAGGACAGATGTAAGCTTTACATTAACTGGTGTTTCTGCTACAAGTACAACTGGAACTCTGCAAGGGACTTTCTGGTCCGTTGTCGATGATTCTAACTCGGATATAAGTTGGACCGAGGTCCATAAAGCCGCATAAAAGTTTTGACAAACTTTAAAATAATTACTAAAACTTTATTAGGAGATTAAATGGCATCAACTTATTCAACAGGTTTAAGAATAGAACTTCAAACCACAGGAGAGAATTCAGGTACTTGGGGTACTATTACAAATAATAACTTCTCTCAGGTTTTTGAATTTGCAATTGCGGGTGTCTATTCTAAAGCAATTACAACGGGGACTTCAACAACGCTAACAAACGGCGATGGTCCACAAACTCAAGCAAACAACGAAGCTAGACAAAACCAATTAATTTTAACAGGTACTGTTTCTACTACTCACACTTTACAATTTCCAGCTACACAAAAAACTTACGGTATTTATAATAACATTTCTGGTGGCGCTGACATCTCTGCTAGATTAGGTGCTTCAGGAAACACAGTTACAGTTACTAATGGTAAATACAGATTATTAGCTACTGATGGTACTAACTGGTATGATATTTTTTCTTTGGCTGGTCTAGGTGAAGCTTGGTCATTAAAAACTGGTAACTACACAGCCTCCGATGGTGACAACCTTTTTGTTGATACGTCTGGTGGTGCAGTCACTATAACTTTACCTTCTTCTCCTTCAATTGGAAATCAAGTAAAAATTATTGACGCTGAAGGAACTTTTGGTACAAACAACTGTACAGTGGCACGTAACTCTGAAAAAATTCAAGGTTCTGAGGCAGATTTAACAATTAGCACTAACGGTGCGGGCATTGCTCTGGTATATGTAAACAGTGACAATGGATGGAGGTTGAAATATAACGACTAATGGCTAACTTACAAGATATAGTAAACAGAAGTGAAGTAGGCGCAATCAAGCCTTGGACTAAAACAACAGCTCCTGATGGATATTTGTTATGTAATGGAGGTGCTGTATCAAGAACAACTTATGCAGATTTATTCGCTGTAATTTCTACAACTTATGGATCTGGCGATGGTTCTACAACGTTTAACGTTCCTCAGTTACAAGGTAAAATGCCACAAGGTTATGATGGTAATACTTATAACTTAGCAGGTACTGGCGGTGCAAATACCGTTACAGTGGCTGTAACAAACAACCAAGCTGCTACAAATGCTTCAAACCAAGCAGTAACTATAACAGGTGCTATTTCCAATACGTCTTTAACAGAAGCTCAATTAGCTTCCCATAATCATCTTATTACTGATTACAATTTCAATCCTAGCCCCCCTGGTGGTAATCAATTTGCACAATATTGTGTTAAATTAAATGGCGCAGGAGGTGGGTTAACTGGTAGTGAGTCACCTACCACTTTCGCATGCTCATTCAATGCTGGATCTGGTACTGGTCACAATCATTCACATACCTTATCGGGGACATTGACAGGTAATGTTACAACTTCTTTAACAGGAAGTGTAACGGCATCAGGAACAAATTCATTTTCACCTTTTGTGGTGGTTAACTATATTATAAAACATTAGGAGAAGAAATGGCAACACATGTAACAGTAATTTATGGAGATAAAATTATAGTTGATTATAATAATCAAATTAATTGGGCTGATAAAGGAACAAATTTTCCTGCTTTACCTAACACGGTTCATGCTGTTATTTGGAATGATTTAATTGGTCAAAATGAAGTGCAGTTTAAAAATGCTTCTACAGGTGACATGACTGGCAACACAGATCTTAATGCTACAAGTGATACCATACATGGTTCAATTACTGTTCAAAATCTTTTAAATTATTGCGACACAAGAATAGCACAAATCAATCAAGCTAAAACTGATTTTGAAGCTGCTGGTGCTGGTGCAGATGGCACAGCCTCTGCAGGGAAAACTTGGGTAGACTACGATCCAAATTATTCAGAATAATATTCACCTCTTACTTGTAGCACTCTTCTTTTTTCAGGACCTGTAACACAATTAACTTTGTGTGGAACTTTATTTTTAATAACCAAAAGAGAGTTAGGTTTTGGTGATGAAGAAAGAGGTAATCCTCTTCCTGTATCTATTAATGTCTCTCCTCCCCAATTAATATCCCATTTATCATGTATGTAAAAAGAATAATTTAAAGTATGATTAGCGTCATCATGCCAATTAATACCTGCATGTTTTTTATATTCATAGTAACAAATATGAATATGAGAATTTTTTTGATATGGAAGAAAAGGACATGTAGTTAAAATATTTAAAAAATTTTTAAATATTAAGTGCTCCGCTTTTATTTCATCTTTTATTATTTCAGCAATTTTTTTAGAGTATGTTACCTCTTCTACAATTAAATTTTTATTTTCATCTTTAAATAAGGGTTCCATCCACTCGTTATAAGAACTTCTTTCCGTAACAAAATTAAAATTAGAAATTTTTTTAAACAAATCAATAGGTAAAAAATCATCAATAATTATAGCACAATCATCAATGTTAGCTGAAATATGCATTTATTTATATGATTTTTTTGACCAAAACATTTTTTTGTATCGGTCCATCCATTTGCTGTCCAACAAACGTAGAGTTTTAGCGTGAAGTTTTTCTAAGTAAAAACCAGACCACATTTTCCATGATTCACGTTTAAATGGAATAACTTGAATCATAGGTTCTCCTTTTTTAATTAAAAATTGTTCATTTCTTTTGTGAAGGATAAAAGGAAAGTTAATTAAATTTATGTAAGTATCAGTATCAACAACACCTGAAATAATACTAAATCTATCTTCCAATCTATTCATTGGTTTAATAAATAAACAACTATATCCTGGTGGTGTTTTTATTAACCATTTGTTGTGAAATTTACCTGCATTTTCTCCAGTGGTTTTTTTCCATTCCTCTGGTAATTGTGCTTGATTATGAAAACCAAAATCATTTTGTTGTTTATTTGCAGGAAGAACACTAAAATCGTTTTCTACAGAATCAACAACATAATCTTGATCAAAAGGTATAATATACCCTGCTGTTAAAGAATCCAAAAAAGGGATGCATGTTTTAACTGTTGGTTTGTGTAAATTTTTATCCCGAAATCTTTCTAATTTTTTAAACTCTTCTGGTATAAAACGTGATGCTGGTTTAGGATGAGGCCACACATCAATCATAGATTCATCGGTAGCACAGAAAGTAATTTTTTTATTAAACATTTTCTTTTTCTTTTTCTATAAAATTAAATGACATAGACCTCCTAACATCCCCTTTTATTTTTGTTTTAAAAGGCATAACACAGTGTTGATGTTTAGCTTCAAAGATGTAGAAATCACCTATTTTAGGATCCATCCATGTGGTATATATACCATTAACATCTGTAAAACCTAATTGCCCATCGTGAAATTTGTGAGGTTCTTTTTTTGTATCATTAATAAATTCTGGAACTTTTAAAAATAAAACGGTTGACCACCCCGTCATATCATGATGTGTGTGAGGAGGATTGTATTCTCCAGTCACCATATCATTAATCCAACAACTTAAAATTTTTAAAGGTTTTCTTTCTGGCAACAAATTTACTTTTACAAGCGTATCAATATAGTCAGTCATACAATCAACAATTTTTTGTGATATTTTAGTTTCCCCTAACAAGTGAGTAAAATCTAATTCAGAATCCAACCTTCCTGCTAATCTAGAACCAAAAGAGTTTAATTCTTGTTTTTTAGATTCATATTTATTATTTAATTCTGTGATTTCATCCAAAGGTAAATTATAACATTTTACCATTCTTCCAAAAATATTTGTTTGTGCTTTCATTCTTTTTTCTGTCCCTTTCATAACATGAATTGTCTGTCAAGGAAACAATTTTAAAAAGATTGCTTGATATATTCTGTACACATGTTTAAATTAGATCTCACCCAAAAATTACAAATCAAGGAGATATTATGGAAAATCAAGAAGTATTGAAGGCTATAGCTACCCTTGCTGATAAGGTGAGCAGATACCACGAACGTTTATTAGCAGTGGAAAGAGAAAAAGAAAAAATAGAAAAAACACTATCAGAACATTTAAAAGGCTGTAATTGTCATCCTGTAATTGAGGGAAAACCATATAAATCTAGCACAGACAATCATATTACAACTGAGGATGGAAAAAAAATTTCGATTAATCTAACTGGGTTAGACTCTGAAATGGAATGTGAAGCTTGTAGCGCCTAATTATTCAGGCGTTTCACCTAACATGTCTGCTAAAGAAGGAGCAAATACTTTTACGTCTCTTCTTATTTTCTCAGCTGTTGTAGATGTCCCTGGATTATCGACATCAGCTTGAGCTGCAGCTTCTGACTCATACTCTGCACCTGTATCAATATTTGTAATAGTAGTTTCAGTTTTTACTTTATAGTGTGGAATTCTTCTTCCATCTTCAGTCGTAATGTGACCTAGTAATTCAGCGGGTTCAACTATCGGCATCTTCTTTTCTCCAACTTATGTTAAAACTGATAATAACTCTATCATTATCAGAATTATTTATTTGTACTTCATGTTGTAACCAAGATGGAAAAAAAAGCAAGGAATTCTCCTTGGGCTCCCATTGCACGCTATGAGCGAGGTGTATGGTAGCGTTATTTTTTTTAGGAGGAGAAAGTACCTCTGCCTGTGGTTTAGGCTCTAAAAACACGATGTTTCCGCTTTTAGGAGGTGTTTTTAAATATAAAACCCCTGACAAATAACTATACGGATGTGTATGCGGATTATTTCTAGATCCTGGTGGGTTGATCATACCCCACATTCCTGTTATCTCAGGGAAAAAAATATCCTCAACGTCCATATAATTAAAACAATCTTTGGAGTATTTAAGAATATCACCAACAAGAGGTTTAAATTTTTTAATATTGTGTAAATTATCATGTGAATGCCAGCCACCAATATTAGACCTTGGCATGCCTTTTTCATCTTTTTCTTTTAATTGATAAATACTATCAACTAAATGATTATAACCTTTTAATTCTAAAGTAAAAATAGGTGTAATAAATAAAGAGTGAAGATTAATCAGAGTTGTCCTTTTGTGATCTCCATAAAACTAGCTATGACATGCACTTGATTGGCTGCGTTAGCTTGAACTTTCATGACATCACTTTCTTGTAAAACTAATGGTTGTGTTAGTAATTCTGTTGTCGTGTTTGTAGCAACACTTTTTGCTTTAAATATTTCAAAAGTAGCGGAGGATCTTACCACCTCAACATCTAATAATGTTGTGTTGCCTGAGTCATTACAAACTAAAATAGATTTCACGACATTTGTTGTGGGTGGCACGGGAGGTGTTGCACCAGCATCAGCTGTTGGCACTGTAATTAAAGTTGTTAGATCTGTTGTAGTAACATCCAACATTGCGCTTTTAAATGTATTAGCCAAAGAAAAAAGCCTCCTGCTCTGATTCTGCTTTTATGTCACTTTGATAGTTTGTATTTAATAAAAGAATTATTTGATCAAGCAAACTTATCATTTGGTCAAATTGACTAGCATCATATTCTGGTGTTGCATTTGGTAATCTAGTTATTGTTATTTTTGACATTATCTTCTTCCGTCTGGTCTAAGTTGAAGCTTAGTCGAACCAAGTCTCCAAGGTGTATCATCTACAGTATTTGTTTCGTATTTAATTTTCACTGCTCTACCTCTCCCTCTTACATCAATTTTCTCTGTTGTGCTACTAATAGTTCCTGATGTAGTTACCGTATTTGTGGATTGTGGATATTGTTCTAATGTCAATGTAGCTGTCATATTGTTAGCCAAATTATCAAAATCTGGCACCAATTTACTAACTGACATCAATTCATCGCCATCTGCAATCTCCACTGAACCTGTTTGTAAAAAGGCAGAAATAGCCGTGCCATCTGCTTGATTATTACCAGTTTCTTGTTCATAAATAAAAGATGCACCTGCTGTCAAACCAAGTATGGTTGATACGTTCGCTGTTGTGCTGGCGCTATATTCTGTAGCGATTGGTAATTCGTAGACATAAGCACCAAGCCACGTGGTTCTACCAAGATTGACCGTGTACCATGTGTTTTCTAGATAATTATAAGCAACACCTCTATCTATTTGCGTTGCGTTTGCAGAAGGATAATACCAAATAATTTCATTAAAGGCTGTATTAAGTCCTACCGCAATATCATTTTTGTTCGTATAACTTATATCATCAAAAACATAATCCTGTACGGAACATGGCATTTTTTTGACAACACCATCATACATATAAAACGCATCATCTGACATCCAATAGGCTCTACCATTTACTTCTATCGCCGCATGTTGTGCTATCAAACCACAGTTTGCACCAAGTTGCCTTAAACCAAAAGTAAACGGTGTACCAACAAATTGAATACCGTGGAGCGATGTATCTGTCCAAACAAGTATTTGACCTGATGATTTAACAGCACCAATTATTCTAGAACCATCCGATATTCTAAGTGAGCCTGCTTCGTTCGTTGCAACTGGCGTATAATCAGTAGCGTCTTCTCTGTCAGAAAATCTAAATAGTAAATCATCTTGCGTCGCAGTATTACCAATGGTCGTTTCCGTACCAAAAATAAGTAAGTGTCTGGTGTCCGTGGATACTAAACTAAACCTAGATGCAGTCGGAGCATTAGATAAAGCTGTTGCTCTTGCGTCTATGGCACCAGAAAGATCTTTAATAAAAGTTTTACCATTTAATACTGTAGCAATTAAATCTTCACCAAAATTATCTAATGACCAGTTTCTCGCTACTACCACAACACTAGACGAGGACCGCGGCTCATCCCACGCTTCTGCACTCCACGTAGAAGTACCCCATCCATAACCGTATGTAGATGTCGATTGACCAACACTGATTTGATAATTAGCATTACCTGACCCACCACCTCCTGATGTAGATCCAGAAGCTGTGCTTGTATGTGTAACCTTATATGTATTAGCATCAACGTAAGTAGTAACTTCAAACTCTTGATTCATGTCCAATCCATCTATGGTAGAAAATGAGTCAAAGGTTACAAAATCACCTTCCGCTGCACCGTGTGATGCATCTGTAACAGTTACCGTGGTTGTACCATTTGTCGTAAAAGGGTTTGTCAATGAAGCTGTCTCTCTGATTGGTGTAATGTCATACAAAGCACCCTCGGAGAAAAGATATAATTTTCTGTCGGTGCCTAAAGCAAGATACCTAGTTCCATCTAAACCAATCCACGAATGCGTATCACGGACTACGCCCACGATTGTTTTGTTTGGATTGGGTAAATAAGCCCAGCCACCCCACCTTTCAGGTTTTCCGTAGTGAAAACGTACAAAATCTGAGTCCGTATAACGTCTTTGATCTCCTGCTGAGTAAGCCGTATCTTGTTTATCAATGCCTGGTTGGAACTTTAAATCTACTAATTTCATGCCAAAGTATACTAAATTATTTATTAAAACTCTGCAATAATTGATATTCTATAAATCAACCCAAAATTGAATGCTAAATCTCTGTTGAGGAAAAGGAACATCTTCTCCATCTTTTGACCTAATTGGAGTAATAGAATGATTAATATACCAAGGAAATAAAACCATCATATTATCTTTATTAGGAACTTTTATGATTTTATCGTCGTCCATAAAAAACAAATCTCCACCAGATAAAGCATCTCCTTCATTTAAAATTAAATTAAAAGTAAAAAATTCTGAATCTGAGTGCCAATTATAATATCCGCCATTATTATATGAAATTACATGTATTTTATGTCTTTTAGGTTTTTTCAAAAGTTGAAATATGTCACGAGGAGTTTTATGATTAATAAAAGCATAAAGTCCTTGAGAATAAAACCAGTTTTCTAAACCCATGATTTTTTCATTATCAGGTATTACTTCTCCTGCACGTAATCCTGCAATATCTTCAAAAGATATCCAATAATCCATTCCCCCACAACGATGAGAAAAAAACTGTCTTTTAATTTCAGATTCTCCTTCATTATTTTCTTTTTTTAGTACAGTCCAAACTGGAGTGTTAAATCTTTTTCGATTATTAAGTAATTCTATTTTAATATCTTGAAGATACATAGGTGGTAAAAAATCTTCACATGCAATTACATTTGAAGATAAATATTCAAATTTCATTTTGTTTCTCCTTTTAAAAATTGAGTTCCCACATTACCTTTAAATGAGTAATTACCATAGTGCGTCATGCCACTTGCAATATCAGCGTATATTTTACCACCTATTTTTTGCCATAGACGACAAAATGCATAATCTTCAGATAAATATCTTTTAGTATCTGGTTCTATCATGGTGTCAAAAAAAGTGTAATTCCATTTAGATGTGTCATGATAATTAAAGGTTTTGTCATGTGGAGCACCGATGTGTTGATCTGGTACAAATCTTAACTCAGGATAAGCTAAAGCCATTTTTTTAAAAACGTTTCTTTTTATTAACATAAAACCTGTGGCACCATCTAATACTTCTATAAAACCTTTTTTAGATAAAACTTTTTTAGGGTCTTTAACATTTAAATTGTACTCCAATGAAGCTGCGTGTAATTCGTCTTCTGATATGTTTGGATTTTCTTGTGCTCTTTTTTTTACTTTTCTCCAGTCAATTGTTTTACGAGGATACACACCTGTCACAACATCCTCATCTAAATCTAACATACGAAACACTGACTCAGGATTAAAAGCAATATCAGCATCTATAAATAAAAGATGAGTGTATTGTTCTTCATCCATAAACAATTGAACTAAAGTATTACGAGCTCTTGTAATTAATGACTCATTACCAATTGTGCCAAATTGTAATTCTATTTTTTTAGTAGCTGCCAATGCGGTTAGTTGTAAAACGCTTTTAAAATAATCAGCGGTAATCATGCCTCCATAACAAGGTGTGCCTATAAATATTTTACTCATCTTTAAATTTTTTTACCTCATTAATAATTAAACGTGGATCAATTTCAACACAGTAAGGATACTTAGATGTTATATTTATGTTAGTATCATATCCAAATCTTTTATAAGAAGTTGAGCCCCACAATACCACTCCTTTTTTATTAAAAGATTGATTTGACACCATGTGTTGTAAGGCACTGTCAATGCATACAAAAAAATCACAGTACTTTGATAAGATCATAAAATCCTCCCTTTTGCTAAAAAGAGGAGCTCCTGTCTCATCATTAAATATTGTTTCTCCTGTATATTGTTGTTGTTCATTAGGATGACCAAAAACAATAAATAAATGATGTGGGAAGTTTTCTTTCAAAACATTTATTAATTCTTGTCCATATTTGTAATTTCTACCATGATTGGAATTATCATAGTTGTTATTAATAATCACACCTTGGCCACCCGTAAATTGTAATAAAACAAATTTATCCATGACTTGTATATGAGGCAATAAAACTTTTTCTCTTTCTTTATTAATATCAAAGTTTGGTCTTAAATCTTCAACCTCTACGTCATATAGTTCTGCCCATTTTTTTACAATGTTTGATTCCCCTTTTAACCAATCACTTTGATAGGGATCATGAAAAAAGAGATTATTAAAATTTGAAAAATATTTAAAATATGTATCATAAAATATTTCATTAACTAAAGGTTTAGAATCAGCTACCTGTAAACAATAAGAAAATAATTCTGGATAACCTGAATTTATAATGAGCTTTTGTTTATGTTTTTTTACCAAAGGTTCAAACAAAGCAGTGAATTGAAGATGTTTTCCTACACCTCCTGAAACGTGATATAAATTAGGTCGCACTATAACTTACTGTTAAATATTCTATTTTCTTTACCCAGCCTTTTGGTATGGCGATAGCGCCACCACCAGACACTTCATCTTTATCTTTACTATAAGAACGCATAATAATTATTTTCTCTGAACCGTTGTGAACCATCCACCCCACTTCTTGACACACGGCCAACGGTGCATCCATCACTTCTTTTATATCAAGCCAACCTGTCTCTGTATCACGAGCATCGAGCCACGTCACACGGACCATTGGTATTTTATTAATATCAATCATGTATTTTTATATTAAAACTTATGCTTACTCTTGGTTTTTTTGAATGATTTTTTAAAACATGATGATAACAACTTGAGTCAAATAAAACTAATAAGTTATTAATTGGATTTATCCGTACCCAGTTTTTTCTATATAAATAGTTTGATAACTTTTCTTTTTCATTATATGCGTAAGAATTTAAAACAAGATCTCCACAATTTTCATTTGTGCTGACATAAAAAACTCCCGCAATATCTGATCCGTGAATATGTGGCCAATTAATATCACCTTCATAGTTAATGTTAGCCCACATAGATTCCATTTCAACTTTAGAAAAATTAAAGTTTTTAAGGTTTTTGCAAAATTCATAAGCCTTTTTTGTAATTTGTTGTGTTAAAATTTCGAAAGGACCACTCTGCGGAAGGTCATCGCTAGATTGCCATCCAAATTCTATATTCGATTTTCTATGACCTTGTACGTCTCCTCTTCTAATTAGTTCTATAGAAGCCCTTAATTGATTTAAATAATTTGTATCAAAATTTAAAGAGCATTTTGAAAAAAGGTGTTGTGCAAAAATTTCTTGAACTACCATTTAGTGTCATTCTCCCTATAAAAAATATTAAGTGTATATCTATTTGAGCTCTCCCCAAAAGATTGTAAGTCTGAGTGAGGTATTTTCATACCATTAAAAAACAATGCTCTGTTTTCTACAAAACCAATGTGTGAGGATAGTTGATTATTATGCATAAAACCTGTGCCATTATTAAGAAGTGGTTCACCTTTTACAAACAAAAGAAAGTTTGCAACATTATTCTTGTCATCATCCACGTGAAACAAAGGTTCTTCATTATTTTGTCTGGAGTGTGCACTAACCGATATAGGCTCAAGATTTCTATGTGGAAAAAAATATTGCTTGATTAGTTTTAATAAAGGATCGTCATGAAAGCTTTTAGGAAAGGTATGCCTAAACCCATACACTTGACCCTGTGGGTTATCGACTTGAGTATAGTTTAATTTTTCTAATGTATCTTGTAATGACTTCAAAGTATCTTCACTTAAAAAGTCATCAACGTACATAACAAACTTTGTTTCTTTATTATGACGCATTAGTTTTCTAAAGGTTGTGGTTCTTCCTTTTTAATTAAATGTAGGTTAAAAGATACGGAACGTCGCTCTTCGTTTGGTGTTCTAAACGGATACACACCGTGTGCTAACCAATTAGGAAACAAGAAGATGTCGCCAACCTTTGGTGACTCTTGATGTTTGTGTCCACTAAACGTCGCCGCTTGACCATTGAACCAACATATATCACCCACCGTTGGATAGTGATCTTCTCTTGCGTATTCCTCTGGTAAACTTTTTGGTACTCGTAAATAACATACACCTGATAATTGACCCTCGTGTATATGAAAAGGATTAAAGTCTCCCGCCCACTGGCTCACGGACCACATTGATTCAATAACCATCTTACCAACAAACTCTGGTTTAATTGTTTCACTTGCTGGTGGTATAGAGAGATAATTTTTTACCATCTCACCAATTAGTTGCACCATAGGAAGAAACTCTTCAGTGTTCATCCAGTCTTGAGGATAACGAACTTCTTGTTTAACATTACCTGCTAAGTTACCTGAGTGATCAAATTCTTTTGATAACTTCTCGTCTGTTAGCATCTCTGTTGCTTTATCATCTAACATTTTAGTAATAAAATCAGGCATTCTGCCTCTCATTATTGTAGGGCCAAACGGTCTGATTGTATCAAATTTTAAGACTTGTTCTTTTTTAGTCATGACATCCCTTTCATTCTTTTTAAATATCTATTGTCATATAGCAAATATTTGCCTATAAATATAGGATTAAATACTAGGCTTAATTACAAGGCCAGCCTCCTTGCATTATATAACAATCATGATTTGCAAAAGGAGAACATGCTAAAGAAAATTTTTAAAGCCGCCAAACAAGCATTACCTATAATTGGTAGTGGAATTGGGTTTGCGTTAGGTAGCCCTATGCTCGGCACGGCTCTCGGTGGTGGACTTGGTAGTTTATTAGCTGGAAAAAGTCCACAAGAAGCTCTTAAATTCGCAGCAATGGCTGGGTTAACAGGTGGAGCATTAAGTAAATTTGGTGGACTGCAAGCTGGACAAGGATTAGGTGGAATATTCGGTAAAACGGCCGCAACAGGGACAGCAGTGCCATCGGGAATTGCTAATGCGGCTTCAATTAATAATCCAATTGCAGCTAAAGTTGCACTTAAAGATGCAATAATGAAAGGTGCAGTGCAAAAGCCAAGTGTTCTTGGATCAATAGTTAATTTTGCAAAAGCTAATCCATTAAAAACAGCAGGTGCTATCGCAGGATTAACTGGACTTCTTGCTAGTAAAGAAAAACAAGACACAGGCTCACCTTATAAAGATGTATATGGCACAGTGCCTGGATTTGCTAATATAGGAGATGCACCTATGGGTGGAGTTTCATTGGTTCCTTTCTCTCAGTATGGCCCTAATTTAACACAAAGAGCTATGGGTGGAGAAATAAATGGTTTAAAAAAAATAGGTTTAAGACAAGGTGGTTTTCCTCGTAAGAATGGTAAGATAGCAGGGCCAGGAACCGAGACTAGTGATGATATACCTGCAATGTTAAGTGATGGTGAATTTGTTATTAATGCACGTACCGTTAGAGGACTTGGTGCAGCAATGGGTGGTAAAGGTAAACAAGATACTAGAGACAGAGGATCAAAATTCTTATATAGTTTACAGAATAAATATGGAGGCAAAAGATAATGGCTGAAGATACAATTACACAGATACAAGCCCAACCGCCCTATATTGAAAAAAGAACAGAGCAATTACTCGCATCTGTTTTTGGTGATCCAGATGCAGTACAGCAAGCTGGAGAATCTGAAGAGGCTTTTAAATTACGTAAGTTTGGTAGAGCAGGGGTTCCACAAGCCATACCTGCTTTTCAATTTGCAGGTTTTACTCCAGCACAACA